CCATTATCATAGATGCATATTGTTTTTTAAGTATTTTAATATCTCTTTTAGCTTCGTTTTCTTTTACTTCCCAATCCCAATAATATACAATACCTCTATCATCATGTGGTAAATCTCTATAAGTTTCGAAATCACATTTTATTTTATATTCAGGTATAGGTTCATTTTCACCCTTTTGTTCAACTCTATGTCGGAGAGTACGTTCATAATGATGTATACCTTGGTTTGCAGCAGAAATAGATCCATATTTATTTTGTATATAAGAATTAAATTCTCTTGTACCCAACGGCCAATCCCATATAGGATCATGTATTTCATTTACAGCAAAAAGCAACCAAGTGAATTTTGGACTACCATAAAATTTATCTGCCGTTACATCAGGCCTTTCATTTTCTGGTATAGAATATGGTAAAAACTGAACTATATCATTCATGAGAACATCTTTTATTTTAGTTCTATTCATGATATCAATCGCAACTTTTAATTTGGTGGGTTCCTTTTCACCTGTAATATTATATGCTGTTTTTGGATAATGTGAAAAAAATTCTGACATTTTATTATTTCCTTATTTAATAACCCAATGCTGCAAGACCGCGATGTTGCATCCATATCTCTTGAAATGATAATGTCATTTCAGTAGTTACAGGATGAGGTGAACCCTCAAAAAATGCAACAGTATCCTGTGTAGTAAAATCTAAATCCATGTCCGTCAATACCGATCGACCTATTCGAAATAGAGAATTTGTTTCACCAAGTTCCACACCGTTTATGAAAAAGTTGATTTCGAATTCATCTGGATAACCCCAAAAACCCGATGGCGCTGTGGCAGCATCCGCATTTGCGTTAGAAGGTAACATAGACATTTTAAAGGCTCTTGTAATTTCTTGAATTTGCTTACTCTCTATTTCAGATTTTGGCATCAGCTGAAAAGTAAATTTATGAGCGCGTTGATCCGTGGGACCTTGATATTGTGATACTATATGAGGATTTATTATCTGTCCGGTTTGTCTGGATCTTACAGCAGCGACCTCTTCAGGAGTAGCTTTTGCTAGAAATCTTTCTGCTGCAGCCGATAAGCCTTCTGAAAATTGTCCAGTTGCAGTATCCCATGCCGCTTTGAATATATCCATCGTACTACCATCTGATCCCTTTGCCTCGTTGACTGCGTTCATAAAGCCTTGGCCGAGCTCCATATTTTTATATTCTGATTTATATCCTGTGTGTAATGCATCAGGAGGAATATACAATGCAATAGTCAATCTGGGGCTTTGTCCTTTGAAATCGTAGCTTGAAAACTCTACCCAATGATTAATGTTATCATCACCGGTTCCCAATTCTGGTGGCCATTTAAATCGGTCAACTTTTCTGCTATTTAAGTTATCTGCCATTTTCTATTCCTTAGGATATTGATATGTTACCTGTAATACTTATACTATATATTTATATGGCATACAAAGGGAAGTTTCGACCTCAAAATCATAAAAAATACAGAGGTGACCATACTAAAATTATTTATCGTTCTGGGTGGGAATTAAAGTTTATGAACTACTTAGACCGACAACCTGAAGTTATATCTTGGTCTAGTGAAGAGATTATTATACCCTATCGTTCTCCTATTGATAATAGAGTACATAGATATTATCCCGATTTCTGGGTTAAAACTCTTAAAGGTGAATCGTTAATAGAAATCAAACCAAAAAAGCAAACACGGCCACCGAAAGAGAATCCAAAGCATAGGAGACGATATCTTAAAGAAGTTAAAACTTGGGGTATCAATAGTGCCAAATTTAAGGCAGCTGAATCGTTTTGTGAGGCTAAAGGATGGGAATGGCGTATAATAACTGAAGATACATTTAAATTAACTAAATAGTTCTAGTATTTTAAATAATAAAGGAAATAATATGCCATTACCCATTGTTGGAGCGTTTTTAGCTATAGCTACAAATGCTATTAGAAAAGGTATCACTAAAGTACTTGAAAAAACAGCAGGTCAATGGTTCCAAACATTAGTTAAACAAAAAATAGTAAAACAAGTAGTAAATAAATATCGTTCTCCGGGACAAATTGTAGCACAAGGAGATAAAACAACATTCTGGCAATTCGGTGGTATGTATTTTTTTGCATATGATCCGAAACACAAGAAAACACTTCCTTATTATGATATGTTTCCTTTAGTTATACCAATTGAAAGATATAGTGATGGATTTTTAGGTATTAATTTTCATTACTTATATCCCAAACAAAGGGCAATATTATTAGATCAACTTATGTCATTTGCTAATAATAAGGAAATGGATGAAACAACAAAACTAATGGTAAATTATGGTAAGTTGGGTAGTTTTACAAAATATAAAAGAGCAAGACCCTGTATTCATAGATATCTAGATGAACACATACGGTCACAATTAGTACAAGTAAATGCGAATGATTGGGGAACCGCGCTCTTTCTACCAGTAGAACGATTTAGAGGAATGAATAAAACACAAGTTTGGAAGGAAAGTTCTTCCGCAATGAGAGCAATACACGGATAAGGAAAAAATGACATCACTAAACCCAGTAGATTTCTTGGCTAGAGTCGATGGACAAGGGAGTTTAGCTAGAGCAAATAAGTTTTCGGTTATGATTACACCTCCCCCAAAATTGAATTCAAGTAAACAACCAGATCAAGTTCAATTTCTTTGTCATACAGCTGAAATACCGGGAAAACAATTTAGTACAGTAGAAGATAGAATATATGGGGTTGAAGTTATGAAACCATATGCAGCAACATATGAACCAGTATCATTAACATTTTATAATACAAATGATTTTTCACCTAGAAAATTCTGGGAAGATTGGATGGAGTGGATACAACCTCGGGGTACGCGTAATATGAGATATTATAATGAAATGTATGGTCGAATACAAATATATCATTATTCAGAATCTGCTCCAGAAACCGTTCCGGGATCAGAGACTTATGTTTGTACATTAAATGAAGCATGGCCACTTTCTATTGGTGAATTAGAAATGAGTTGGGAAAATCAAGATGTCGCTGAATTTGCCGTTTCAATACAATATAAAGATTGGTCTGAGAAAGCCAACAGCCGAGGCAGCCACAGCCACGGGACGAGGGATACTGGTGGTAGTAGACAAGGCAGAGAACGAGATTTTTAGATATAAAAATATAACATAATGCATTAAGGAGATTATTATGGCATTACCAAAAGTAGCAACATCTACTTATGAATTGAAAATTCCTTCTACAGGAAAAACAATTAAGTATAGACCTTTTCTTGTAAAAGAAGAAAAGTTATTGATGATGGCAGCAGAGGGTGGCAGTACAGCAGCAAGTAAAGCAATAAAAGATGTTTTACAAGCATGTACTCAAACCAAAATAGATATTTCAACTCTTGCGCCATTTGATATTGAGTATTTCTTTCTTCAAATTCGAGGCAAGTCTATAGGAGATGTACTTAATATTAAACTACAACGACCCGATTCAATGGAGTGTGAATGTAGTGTAGGAGAAACCTGTGACTTTTCAATTAACATTAAAGATATCGAACTAGATGAATCAAAAATAAGTGATGGTAAAATAGAACTAACGGGTGATATTGGAATAAAATTAAGATATCCTAATCTAGATTCAATGCAGCAATTTTTGACAGGAGATAAAGATCCTAATGCCGATGACATATTTAAAGTAATATCTGGTTGTATCGAATATATATGGGAAGGTGAAGAAATATTTAAATCTGAAGATGCTACAAAAAAAGAATTAGATGAGTTTATAGAATCACTTAATTCAGAACAATTTGGACAAGTTAGAGATTTTTTTGAAAATATGCCAAAACTATCTAAAGAGATTATATGGGAATGTCCTAAATGTGATTCAAGTACACCAGTAATACTAGAAGGAATTGACTCTTTTTTCGTATAGCGCTGAGTCACGATTCCCTGGTGAATTATTATAAGACAAACTTCGCCATGATTCAGCATCACAAGTGGAGTCTAACTGAGTTAGAGAATCTGGTACCATATGAAAGACAAATTTATGTTGTATTATTACAACAATGGTTGAAAGAAGAAAATAAAAGAATTGAAGATCAAAACAAAAAAATGAAAGCGAAAAAATAAATGGCCGAAACCGATGAAGTTAAAAAATTAAGTGAGGTTAGCACCAAACTTTCGGAAATGAATCAAACACAGCAGATCGAACTAGGTAATGTTAAATCATTAACACAAACCCTAGTAAATCAAAGTAAGGCTGCATTGATGGCACAAGAGGCTACAGCCTCTGCTGAAAATGAAGCGAGAAAAGAGGCATCTAGGGCGAGAAAAGATACAGCAGGGGCCCAAGATGTTAATGTTTTAAATTGGGAAGATAGACCTAAGGATGAATCTGGAGGATTATTAGATTCATTAAAAGACATGTTAATGATGAAATTCTCAATGGGAGGATTTTCATTAGGTAGTCTATTTAAAAAAGGTGGAATAAAAACATTATTCGCAACTCTTGGTACCACTTTGTTTGGGGGAATTAAAACCGCATTTGCTGCAGTTGGTGGAACAATGAAAGGAGTTTTGGGACCAACTCTAATGAAGTTCTTAAGTCCCATGGCATTGATAACAGGACTTGTATTAGCAATTAAAGATGGGTTCGCAGGAGCAATGAATGCCATGGATTGGGGAGTAAGTAAAATATCTGGTTTCCTTGGAGGATTTTTTGGTGGAGATGCTGATGGCGGTATAATGAATGCATTTAAAAATGCCGGTAAATGGGCATTAATAGGAGCAGGTATAGGAAGTGTTGTTCCTGTAGTTGGTACACTTCTTGGTGGATTAGTTGGTATGGCTATAGGAGGAATTCTCGGTCTTATTGGCGCAAAGAAAATAGCAAAAGCATTTGATTCACTTGGCCAATGGATTTCCTTAAAATGGACAGAAGTAACAGGATACGTAAAAGATATATGGGGTAAAGTTTCGGCATTTTTTACTGAACAATGGGATAAAATAAAAGAATTCCTTTTTGGTGCATTAGATTTTGCAACAGAGGGATTGGCAGCAGGTTGGACTAGTCTTTCTGGATTCGTTTCAGAAAAATGGAATCAAGTTTCAAAATGGTTTAAAGATTTATTAACATTTGAAAATGAAGGCGGAGAAAAGATAGGAATAGGTGAAAAGATTATAGAACTATTTAAGAAGATTCCAGATAAAATAATTACAATGTTTCA